GTATAGTAATAGAAGTTAATGAACTACAATTATTAAAACAATTATTTTCTATACTAGTTACACTATCTGGTATAGTAATAGAAGTTAATGAAGTGCAAGATTGAAAACATTCTTCCCCTAAACTAGTTACACTATTTGGTATAGTGACAGAAGTTAATGAAGTGCAAGATTGAAAACAATTATTTCCTATACTAGTTACACTATCTGGTATAGTAATAGAATTTAATGAACTGCAACCATAAAAACAATAATCACCTAAACTAGTAACGCTATTTGGTATAGCAATAGAAACCAATGAAGTGCAATTGTTAAAACAATAACCACCTAAACTAGTTACACTGTCTGGTATAGAAATAGAAGACAATGAACTGCAATATGCAAAACAATAATTGCCTAAACTAGTTACGCTATTCGATATAGTAATACTCGTTAATAAAGTGCAACCATAAAATAAATTATTATTTAAACTAGTTACATTATTCGATATAGTAATACTCGTTAATGAAGTGCAACCATAAAAACATCCTTCACCTAAATCAGTTACACTATGTGGAATATCAATAGAAGTTAATGAAGTACAATTATTAAAACAAGAATTTCCTAAACTGGTTACACTATTTGGTATAGTAACAGAAGTTAATGAACTACAATTATCAAATGTAAATTCATACATTTCGGTTACAACAGTTCCAACATCAACGCTAATCAATGTTTTATTTGTATCATAAGAACTTTGAGACAAAATAGCATCTGTGGAAGTAGACGTAGTAGAATCACTATAGTAAAAGGTAGTTGTTGAAAGATAAATATACGTTGTTCCAATAGGAAATTGTGTTTGTAAATTTTTGGATACTTGGGTTAAATCATTGTAACTCGTGGTTCCATAATAAGTAACGGTTGGATTCGCATTTATGCCTGAAAATATACCAGTGCCAATGGTAGTTAACGTTTGTTGATTGTTAAATGTAATAGAATTTAATGAAGGGCAATTATAAAAACAATTATTTCCTATACTAGTTACACTATTTGGTATAGTAATAGAAGTTAATGAAGTGCAACTATAAAAACAATTATTTCCTATACTAGTTACACTATTTGGTATAGTAATAGAATTTAATGAAGGGCAATAAAAAAAACAATTATTGCCTAAACTAGTTACATTAGCTGGTATAGTAATAGAAGTCAATGAAGTACAAAATTGAAAACAATTATTTCCTATACTAGTTACAACAGTTCCAACATCAACGCTAATCAATGTCTTAGTTCTGTTATAAGAACTTTGAGACAAAATAGTGTCTGTGGAAGTAGACGTAGTAGAATCCCCATAACGAAATGTGGTAGAAGATGCCATTATATATATATATATTGTATAAAAAAATCAGGGAACCTAAGGTTTAAGAAACCTCTCCCTCCGGGACCCCGAACCCCTCCTCTTTTATAATTATTTTTAAGTAGCATACATAAGCCCTACATTTCCACCAATAAAATCGACCACATTTATTCTTTCCTCAAATAAATGTAAATCAAAATTATAATCATAAATACGCCATGTTGGTTTATTTACGCCTATAATAGACCCCGTTTCCGGATCACATATAGTTAAACTTTGTGCCAATGGGTCTAATGGGGGTATAATTGTAGTGAATTCCAATTCAATTTGATTAAATCGGCTCATATTAATGGCTCCAGAGGGTTGTAAATCCGCATTATTTGAATGAATGCTAAAATGATAGCAATATAACCCAGACGGGGCATTTCCACTTGTTCTTACATATTTTTCGACGAAATCAAACACGCCTGCCGGTTGTATATTTTCCCTATAGGAACCATCCAATAAAATTCCCATAGCAACTAAAATATTTTTCTCATTTTGTGGATTATACGTTTGATTTATTAAAATGCCCGTCAAAGTTCCATCCGGATTAACTCCCGGTCCTATTTCGATCGGCGTTAATGTTCCATTTATTGTTTTATAAATAGTATAATTTCCATTGGTGGGTGCCTGAATTACATTTAGAGGCAAATAATTATATGGCCAATTTGAATAATTCGACCATTCATTTCTTAAATTGGCATCGCTCCGTTGAAAATAAAAAAGCCAATTAGAAACCATACCTAAAGAATCCAATTGAACTTTATTGGGTCCGGTCACATTTTGAATAATGTTTTCATGAACTTGTTTAATCAAATACTTTTGTTCTTGTAATGCAAATAATCTTTCCTCTTCATTCGATAAAAAACAATATGTGCAATTAAGATGAATATCCGCATTCCATAATGTTCGTTGGTCTGAATAAGAATTAATATCAATGCATATATCGGGTGGCGGTTGTAAAAAACGATAAAATTGCATATACCATAAATTAAAATTGGGGGCGACATATGGGTAATTATTGGTGGCATCAAATACATCTCGTATAACAAACAATTGATTAATAGGTCTTAATGTAATATGAATATGTAATTCATTGTATTGAAGAGAAGTAAGAGGAAATGCCATTTGAGATTTAAGTCCGAACCAATTATTTAATGGTATATACAATATTTTCCCTCGAATAGATGGCTCCGGACCAGCCAGGTCACCCGTAAAATAAGCATTTGGATAAGAATTTACGCGAGAATTTGCATTTCCAGGGTCTATTAATTCGGGTATATTTCCAATCATTTCATTAAATAATTTTTTTTTTTCACCACTAAAGTCGCGTTGAACAGAAGCCAATAAATAATCGCCCGAATATTCTTGTAATGTAAAATTGCCACAAGTAATGCTAATTTTGGAAATCATTTTGGCTCCAATGTTTTCAATCCATTTAAATTCATAAGGCGCCCATTGTTCAATATTTCCAAGCCCTTGGGACGTGGTCTGTTGTGTGACTTGTTGAGGGGGTAAAATGGGCGACCAAATATTTGGAAGGGCTACGGATAAATAGCAATCCATTAGAAGATCTGCATATCTTTTCACTTTAAATGTAAATGTGGATTCTTCGGATAAACGCAATGTTTTAGAGCCTTCATAATCTAATCGAAATTTTTGTAATCCAAAATTGGTATATTGATGATATGTACTTTTAAAAAAAGATTTAGTGGGATTTCCATTAAGAACTATGTTTTGTTGTCCAGCACTAACAAGATTCATAAGACCTCCTGGCATTTAGAATGATATAATACTATAATACTATATTTTTAATTACTTATTTTTTTAATATATTTCCAAGGTTTCCAATGTTTCCAAGGTTTCCAATGTTTCCAAGGTTTCCATTTATATTTCAAATTTATAGAAATCGGATTGAACTGTTCGAGGAGCATATGCTAAGTCCGGATTTTGAGGAGGCGGTAAAGGAACAGTAATAGGAATATAACGTAATGGTTCTGGTTTTAATACGAATGCATAGCCGTTTTTCGCAAACAACAATTCATTTTCTTCAATATTTGTGTCTAATTTTGGATATCTCATAGCTAATAGTTGACATCCCATTTCTCGCATAACAATAGAACTTGGATTATCCGGATTGGAACCTTTATCGGGCATTCCTATCGTCATATTTTGTTTATTGTAATTGATAAGTTCATTCATATCTGGAGTATATTTAATGTCGTAATAATGTAATGCTCTCATAAATACAGAATTACTTGTCATATTGATAAATTTATAGAATTCAGGGCATTCTAAAAAGGATATATTGCTTCTATCCACAATAAGGACAACTTTTCCCATAAGTTTTCTTAATTCTACGTCTCCAAAATTTTTCCCATAATATTCGGAGTCATAGTCTTTACTTAATAAAATAGATTCGTATTTTTCCAAAAGTTTGGCGAAATTTTGATACATGGTTTGGTTAGTGCTTTTAATACGAAGATGAACAATAATAGGGTCTTGGGAATTCGGTGCAGTAGATGTTGAAAATGCATAATCGCGAATAACATTCATTGCATCCGCAAATTGGATATAATTAAAGGTTTCTTTAACATAATAACTGTCACTCGTGGAAGTCGCGATAATGGGTTGGTCATCAATCGAAAAAATTTCAAAGTCAAGACCTCTAACGCCTTGTTTTAATAAATCTTTCATAATACATAAATCGACATAATCATTTTTGTAATTGCCACCACTGCAACAATTATAAGCGGTCTTAATATAATAATCTTTCAATGTGTAATTAAATTGTTCGGAACTATCTATCGAACGAATTCTTCCATTTAAATCTCCATAAATCGTATTCATTGCGGAACAATTATTGGTTTTTAGCCGACTGCAATAAAAGTAATATATAAAGGCGCTTAATATAAGGGTTAACATAAGGATTGATATAATGGATACAGCGGTAGCTTCTTTTAATTGGGAAACAGATTTCATAAGATTATTGGCAATGTTTTGGACATTTCCCGTAGTATTCATATTATATACTTGTAAAAAAAGGTAATCAAAATACTAAAATAATAAATAAACCTTTTTTTTGCGTTATAAATGATTTATATTTATAATTATAATATATAATATTATGAACTCATCTCCTACAGAAGAACATTTTAAGTTTGAAAGAGAACGTTTGGGAAAAAGCACAAAGTATGGAAAATATTTATACAGAAATGTTTCAACAGGTCAATTGATTGCTAGTCATGATTCTCCATACAATGAAAAACCATTGACCTCATGGGATGATCCGAAATGTTTTATGTTGTTGCATAAACCTCAACCTCCAGCACAAACATTTACATTAAAAAAAACTATATTTAACGGTTCAGATATCGGTTTATTTTCTGATGCTCTTTACTATTATAAAAATGAATAATATTGTTTATTTTTTAACTACAATTTTAATTAAATATTTATATATATTTTATATAATTATAGTATGAAGAATATATGTCAAAAAAATATGACATTTAATGATTGTGAATTGGCAATATTAAGAACGGCCGTAGATAAAGCGGAAGAAAAACAAGGAAAAGAAATAGCCAATTCTCCCGAAATAAAAAAAATAATAGAAATAGTAGAAAGTTTTTTACGTAAAAAACAATTAATTTGTTATGGAGGTGTAGCCATAAATTCTATTTTGCCCAAACAAGACCAAATATATAATTATGATGTAGAAATTCCCGATTATGATTTTTTCAGTTCAAATGCGTTAAACGACGCAAAGGAATTAGCCGATATTTATTCGAATACTGGATTTCAAGAAGTAGAGGCAAAATCGGGACAACATCACGGAACATATAAAGTGTTTGTGAATTTTATTCCGGTGGCGGATTTGACCTATATTCCTAAGGATTTATTTAATTCCATAAAACGCGAAAGCATAAAGATAGCTGGAATTTTATATTCTCCTGCCAATTTGTTACGTATGAATATGTATTTAGAGTTGTCTCGTCCGGCGGGAGATATAAGTCGTTGGGAAAAGGTGTTAAAACGGTTAACGTTATTAAATAAACATTATCCATTGACATTTAAACAATGTTCTTCCGTTAAATTTCAACGTAATATGAGTGATTCAAAATATGCGGATAGCATTTATGAAAATATACAACATACATTAATTAGTAGAGGAGTTGTTTTTTTCGGGGGGTATGCGTTGTCGTTGTATTCTCAGTATATGCCCAAACATTTAAAACATCAATTGGAAAAGATACCGGATTTTGATGTATTGGCGGAAGACCCATTATTGACGGCACAAATCGTCAAAGAAAGATTGTCGGATATAGGTGTAAAAAATGTAAAAATAATAAAAAGACCGGGAGTTGGAGAAGTGATTGCACCAAATTACGAAATCAAAGTAGGTAAAGATACGGTTGCATTTATATATAAACCTCTAGCGTGTCATAGCTATAATGTTATAAAAGAGGGAAGTTATAAGATAAAAATAGCGACCATTGATACGATGCTTAGTTTTTGGTTGGCTTTTTTGTATGCAAATAGACCTTATTATGACAAAGACCGTATATTGTGTATGTCAAAATATTTGTTTGATGTTCAGGAGAAAAATCGATTGGCGCAAAAGGGATTATTAAAACGTTTTAGCATAAATTGCATGGGTCATCAAGTGACAGTAGAAGAGATAAGAGCAGAAAAAGCAAAAAAATATGAGGAATTAAAACATACAAAAAATAAGGCGGAGTATGAGGAATGGTTTTTAAGATATAGACCGTCAGACAATGATAAGAATAGTAAAAATAGTAAAAATAGTGATAAAAATAGTAATAAGAATAGTAATAAGAATAGTAAAAATAAAACAATGAAAATGAAAACAATGAAAACAATGAAAACGAAGAAAAAGAGAAAAACAAAAAAAAGAGGTATCTTTTTCCCCACCTTTTAAAAAGGTTTTAAACGAAGTAAGAGCCAAACATTTTTTTCCACGATAAAAAAAGGTTTTAAACAAAGTAAAAACGTAGTAAGAGCCAAACAAATAAATCCATTTTTAGTGATAAAAGAGGAAGGGTTCGGGGAACCTTAGGTTCCCTGAGTTCCCCAAAATTATTTAAGTTCTTTAGCAATAGTATATTTATGGAATTATATAATGACGATTGTTTTCTTGTATTAGATGCTATTGATAAAAAAGTAGATTTAGTTATATTAGATTTGCCATATGGTCAAACGGATTTAAAATGGGATACAAAAATATCATTAGATAAATTATGGAATTATTTAAAGAAAATATCCAAACCAACCACTTGTTTTGTATTTTTTACAACAACCAAATTTGGATATGAATTAATCAAAAGTAATGAAAAATGGTTTCGTTATGATTTGGTTTGGTCTAAAAATAGTAGTGCCGGCTTTTTAAATTGTAAAAAAATGCCGATGAGAACCCATGAGATGATATATTTTTTTTATGATAAATTGCCTACATATAATGTAGATGAATATCATAAAAGAATAAAACCAATTAAAATGAGTGATAAATATTCAAATGTGTATAATAAAACGGCCATAGTATCTACAAGCGGAGTTGCTTATGAACCTCTATTACCGCGTTCAATATTGGATTTTCCGATCAATAAAAATATGAGAGAAAGGAAACATCCAACGGAAAAACCAATAGAATTATTAAAATGGATTATAAAATATTATAGCAATGAAAACGATGTCGTTTTAGACCCAACCATGGGAAGTGGTTCAACGGGAGTCGCGTGTAAAGAATTAAATAGACATTTTATTGGAATAGAAATCGATGCCAAATATTATGAAATAGCCAAGGATAGATTATCCTCTTAAGGAAATCCTCCTAAAGAAATCCTCCTAAGAAAATCCTCCTAAGGAAATCCTCCTAAGGAAATCCTCCTAAGGAAATCCTCCTAAGGAAATCCTCCTAAGGAACTTTTTAAGGAACCATTTTTTATTCGTTTATATTGTTAAAATAAAATATTTACTATTGTGATTTTTTTTCGTAATATAATGTATACCACCAAATATGAAAAAATATGAATTGCTTTTAGTATCGAAAACAATTCAAAAATTAAGAGATATGAATGAA